GTTTTCGGGTCAACCTGGAATATGCCTTCTTTGTTCAGGATTTTGTAGACTCTTTTCTGCTCCTTCAACGCGGCTTCCAAAGTTTTTTTGCCCTCTTCAAGCGCTTGATCCTTCTTTTTGATTTCTTCACGCAGCTGGTTTAACTCGTTTTCTTGGTCTACACGCTTCTGGGTTTCAGCTGCAAGTTTCTCGCTTGTGTCTCCTTCCCGACGTATTGCTTCTGCAAGCTGTGATCTACTATCTGCTAAGTCACGTTGTAGTTTACTATTCTGTTCTGTCTGTTTATTCAGACGTTCCAAAGCCTCTTTTTTTTGGCCCCTCTCGGTGTCTCTATCTGACTCTGCAGCGTATAGTTGCTTTTTGATTTTTGTGTTTTCTTCTGTTAACACTGCGTTTTCCTTGATTTTTTCAGCTAAATCTGTAGCTAACTCAATGATTTTTGTTGTCTCATTCGCCGACGCTTTACGGTCTTTATCTTGGTTTTCACTCAATTCTTTTTTCACCTCCAACACTTTTTGTTTTTGGTTATCTTCAATTCCTTTCTCTGTTTCTTTAAAGATGGACTCCATCAGCTTCTCCAGCGGAGAAATAGTAGTCAACGGAATCCCCGGTAAAGCCTCCTCATCCAACACAGCTAAACCAGTATAGGTTAAACCCACTGCCACGTTGCCTTCACCAGTCACTTCACTGCTTAAGCAGTCTGCCTCGATAGAAACAGCGTGATAGATTCCAGTGTCAAAACATTCCTGCACGTCGCGGCCCTTCGCATCCAAGGCTCCATTCGGCACCCGTATGATGCATTCAGCGCAGCCGTTCTCAACCATAGCAGCCGTGATTTCCACAGACTCAATCTTCCAGTTCAAGTTATGGTTTAAATCCACGTGTTTGCCGGGTAGCGTGTGTATGGCCTGCAGCAGCTCCTCCAAAGTGTAGACGTTACCATTCATGGATGTGACGGCGAAGTGGGCTTCAACTTGGTAGTATTTTGCTTCTTTATCCTGCTTCAGCAACTTCGCAAGAGGCATGCTCCACTGGAAACTTTCTTGTAACCCAGCAACTAAACTTGTTAAACATTCACGGTTAAGCCGAAGCTGCTCAGGACTATACGGTTTAGAATCGTCTAAGCCACGACGATTTATCCAAGCGTAGAATAAGCTGGATCCTTTCTCTTTTCCGTATCGAGCAACAAACTGGCTAAATATTTTCTGAAAATCTTTATGCATAGGCAAAACTTTTCATCTCTTTTTTAGTTTTTTAGTTTTATGGTGGTCTTTCTGTTCCGAAAGCGTAGCCGTCTGCAGTGAAGGTTCTGCTGCAGCTGGGACAGCTAAACTGATTTGATTCACCCACTCTACGTGGCATAGCGTCGCCGCAGAAAGGACAACATACATACCCCATTCAGAATCTACCTCTTCCTCCGTTTTCCATAGGGTTTAGTAACCTGCAGATGGTTCTTTTTTACCCAGTCACGAAACATCTTGTCACCTGCTTTTTTGCCGAAGGCCTTAAGGAAGCCTGCTCGGATCAACCAGAAATCCACGGTCATACGCAGCAAACCAGCACTTTCAACGTGGCGGATCTGTAGCCAACCCTTCTTGAGATGCTTCTTTTTCTTGTTTAACTCGTCACTATCCAACTGGTCAAACCCAGGATCCTCACCACTTGGTTTTGTTGGTGTATCTGCTCCTGCACCTGGCGCTGCAACTGGTGTAATGTTGGCTTGAACCAGAATTGTGGCTATGGGCGTGTCAGGCGGTGCAAGTATGATGCGGGCGGTGTCAGTGTATCCCCAGTCGTCTCGGGCGCCCACAAGTAGGCATCTGCAGTTGGGGTGAACGTCCGGGTAAATCAAGTCATGGCCCACTTCAGTGGCGAACGGAAAATACCTGTGCACTTCTGCAGTGGTGAAAACTGCGGCGCTGTACTGGTCGCATCGCATGCAGGTACGTTCATCCATAACGGCGACGTACATCCAGTACCGCGTGGACTCATATAGGAACTCGCCGAACAGCAGATCATACGCTGGGGACTTAACTGTTAGCGATGTGATGCAACGCTGCAATTCGAGCTTTACGCTCCTCCCTTGTTAAATCCAAGTCATCCGGCAAAGGCGAAACAGGCAAGTCTTTTTCCGGCTCCACTGGTTTCACGTTGATTTTGAGGCCTTTCTGCCGCAGAATATCAACGAAGGCTGCTTGGTCAATGTATTGGAGCTCCAGGCCCTTCATTATGAACTGGTCAATGTTAATGTCTTCCAAGCCAGTTTTTGGGGAGCCAAACTGTAAACTTGGGATTTCTCCGGTCCAACCGCGTTTACGCAGGTGCCACTCCCAAATTTCATGTTCAACCATCCGCTTCAGGTACCGCTGGCGGCCCTCCACGTCTGCTTTAATCACATCCAACATGATTGAGGCAGAGGCTTCAGTTGCGTTCCTTAGATAGTTTAGCATGGGGCTGTGTAGGCCCTGAAATATGAGTGTGTCAATGTAGTCGACGTAGTCCCAGTAAGCCGCCTTCGTATCTGTTTTGACAACTTCAAAGTCTATGCTGTCTTTGGGCTGCACAATCGGGTCAGACCCAGCTTCCTTACATTTCTTAAGAAGCATCTTTAACGTGTCCACGTCGTTAGCTGCTTTCACCTTCCAAATGATTGGGGGCCGCGCTTGATTCTTCATTATACCGTTAATGTTTTTGATTACTTGCTCACGGATCTCAAGCAAAGGCAACACACGTTGAATCCGGCTTATGCCATACAGTGCCTTCTGGCCGTTGCCCGCCTGGTTACTGCAGAACCAAATTAACTCGTCGGGGCCAAACTGCACCGGCTGTTTACCCTTAACTTTCTGTGTGAACCCTAAAAATTGGCCGTGCACCGCCCGTTTATATTCTACGGAAGGCGGATCCAGCACCAGCAACTCCAATATACCACCCGGCGGACCTCTACGGGTTACTCGTTCAACTGGGCAGCGCCCGTAAATATCCATGCAGCGGTCCACGTTGGACAGGACCTCGTCTAGGTGTATGCGTTCGTTTAACTCGTTAACCATGTCCAAGGCAGGCTGGCTTTTCTTTTCGTCTTCCACTGTCACGTAGAAGCCGCTGCCCAACCTCATATTTGATAATGCATCGATGCTGACGCCGACTGTAGCGTCATGTTCATAGTAATGCTTGTAGGTGCTGTCTTCCCTTGGCTTCGCTACTGCGTCGCCTCCGAAAACGCTGAGTGCAGCGTCACCTACCAAAGCTTTCTGCTGCTCAAACAAACGTGAAATACGCGAGAAAAACCCCAAAGGGGCAGCTTTTTGAGTCATAAACATTCAACTTCAAACAAATTAAATTATTAGGTTAGGTTAGAAGATGGATTCGACGCTGTCTCCGCCCAGCGGCCCTGAAAACGCTAAAGCGTGAATAGCTCCTGACACTGCATCTACTTGGTCGTCGTGGCCTCCTGAAGGAAAAACTTCCAGTTCATCAAGAAACTCTGAAATCCAGTTGCCTTCAACTAGGTAGATGTTGCCTGCTTCAGCTGCAGACGCTACTGGCCCAGCGCGTTCCTCTTTGCTGCCGGTGCTTCTTTCCCCACGGAAATTGTAGCCTACCAGCACTTCGCGGCTGTAATGGTCAATTGTGTCTACTCCGCTGCTGCCGGGTTCCTGCTCCATCACAACTGCAGTGGAGACACCGTCTAACTGCGCGGTCTGCTTAATTGTGTCCTCATTAGTTTTCGGCGACCCCTGAAACCTCTGTATATCTATAATGTAGTATTGCCCGTTTTTCACGGTTACTTTTGCGCCGGCGGTCCAGTCGGGGTCTCGACCAGGCTTAGGGGCAGACGCGGCTTTATCCCAGAACCTTACAACAGGGGAGTCACGTGGGTAATCTTTCACTATAGAAAACCAGCTGCGTTGAAAGAGTGTTCCCGCTGAAGCTTCCCAGTCACCCTCCAAGATTTGGCGGCGGCGGGTAGGATCCAGCTGACTCAGGCTTAAACGGTAGCTTTCCTGGTCTAACTCTGGGTTATCAGAGAGATAAGCGGGGATAAACACGCGGTCTTTTTGGCCTTCAACTAGGAAGCGTTGTTTAACCCATTTGTGGCCTTTGCCTCCGGGGTTAGTTGCGCATCTCATGCGGAGAGGCACAGGTAAATCTTTAGGTTTACGCAGCCTGCTAAACAGGAAAGTGTACTGTGACTCTGCCCACTCTGTTACTTCGTCTACTCCGATGAATTGGAATTCGGCGCTTCGGAAATGCTGTTCGTCTCCTTCATGTTCACAGTAGCCAAACACCAGTTTTGCACCTGACGGAAAAGTCCAGGTGTGGTTTACTGCGTCCCAGCGGGCGTCCGTGCCGTCAAGCCATTTGTGGCTGAGATCCATCAAGGCTTTAGGCAGATT